ATGGTGGCAGGAAAAAACGGCGAATCGGGCGACATTTGCGGCAGAAACCTAAAAAAGAGTACGACAATGGAAATAATGACCATCGAGAGCAACGCCTACCGCCTGCTCGTGGAGAAGATCGAGAAGATAACCGCCTACGTGGAGGAATCCCGGAACCGGGAGGAAACGGAGCGCAAACGGAAAGAAGAAGCGGAAAGCCCTGCTGCCAAGGGACGGAAAGCCGACCCGAAGTGGATGACGCACAAGGAGGTGTGTGAAATGCTGGACATCAGCCACCGCACCCTGCAACGCTACCGGCAGAAGCATATCATTCCCTATTCCATGATCGGGCGGCAGATACGCTATCCCCGGCAGGCGGTCGAGAGCCTGCGTGAGCGGTGGATGGTGGAGACACCCGCCGCCAAGATCGACCGGATGATAGCGGAACATCCCCTGCATAACCGAAAAAACGGCAGCTATGGTAAAAAAGGAAGAGATACTGACAAGAACCAGTAACGGGCTGGACGTGTTCCGCCACTACCTGCCCGTGAAGTGGCGGGTGGGCAGGAACTTCCTGAACCCGCTGTACGCCGACAGCAAGGCTTCGTGCAACGTGTATTACGACCGCCGGAGCGGTACGTACCGGATGAAGGACTTCGGCAACGGGGACTATTCGGGCGACTGTTTCTTCCTCGTGGCGAAGCTGAAAGGGCTGGACTGCCGGAACGCCGCCGACTTCGTGGAGGTGCTGCACACCATCGACCGGGAGCTGTGCCTCGGTCTGGAGGATGACAGCCCGGAAGATACTGCCGTTCCGGACGGCGGCTGCCGTACCCTGCGGCTCGTGCCGGGCGCAAGGGAGAATGGGACAAGGGAGAACCGGAGCAGTGAAGGAATATCCGTCAGGGCAAACGGGAACGGCACGGGAAAGCCGGACGGGTACACGGAAGAGGCGGCTGCGCCCTTTGACCGTCCCGAATCGAAGCCCTACCGGACGACGGAAAAGCCGTTTACGGATGCGGAGCTTACCTACTGGGGCGCATCGGGCATCACGGAGGAGCTGTTGCACCGTTACGGGGCGGTATCGCTCGCCGAGTACCGGGGCGAGACGAGGGAGGGCAAGGCGTTCGGCTTCACTTCCACCCCGGCGGAACCGATGTTCGGCTACAAGGGGAAATGGGGCGTGAAGGTCTATCGCCCGATGTCGGAGGTGCGCTTCGTCTATGGCGGACACACGGGCGACAACTACTGTTTCGGGCTGGAGCAACTGCCCTCGAAGGGCGACCTGCTCTTCCTCACGGGCGGCGAGAAGGACGTGCTGACGCTGGCGGCGCACGGCTTCCATGCCATCTGCTTCAACTCGGAGACCTCGGTCATCCCGGCGAAGACCGTGCGCAAGCTGGTCTATCGCTTCAAGCACATCGTGCTGCTGTACGACACGGACAAGACGGGGCTGGAGTGCTCGGAGAAGCACCGTGCACAACTGTCGGAGTACGGGGTGAAACGGCTGGTGCTGCCGCTGCCGGGGACGAAGGCGGAGAAGGACGTGACGGACTACTTCAAAGCCGGGCACACGAGGGAAGAGCTGATGGGGCTGTTCCTGAAACTGCTCGACACGCTGTACGGGGAGACGATGGCGGTGCTGAAATCGTGCGAGATCGACTACGACCACCCGCCCGAACAGGCTGTCGCCATCGTTACCGCCGGGGATGTGCCGTTAGGCTCGGAGGAGAACATCCTCTGCATCACGGGCGGCGAAGGGACGGGCAAGAGCAACTACACCGCCGCACTGGTCGCCGGGGCAATCATGGAGAGGGAGACGGACGCCGACCTCTTGGGGGTGCGGGTGGAGCCGAACCGCAAGGGGCGTGCGGTACTGCTGTACGACACGGAACAGAGCGAGCAACAGCTCTACAAGAACACGGGGCGGCTGCTGCGCCGTGC